ACAGACGATGGGTAGAAGTGATTGAGAACGATCAGGAATTTGACCAGTCAGACATCACTGAAGTGGTTGATTGGCTGATCGGTCACGGGTACTACAAGGATCCGTTCAACCTCTCATGGTATTTCAACGAGAAGCTAGGGATTCCAATTGATCGCACGTACGTAGCGCACAGCGCCCAGGACAGGTGGGGAGGCAACTACCCAATGATCGGAACGGAGATCCGGGACCTCACATCGTCTGGAATTGATTTCACCGTGGTGCGGCGCAACATGCTTGCCGGTAACCTACGCAACAGCGCCAACGTAGTCGGTAGGATCCTAGACAATCATTGGGTCACATTGCCGAAGATCATCATCGTAGGAACATCGATGGCTGAAGAAGTCGCCGCCGCTGGTGGCTCTGGTGGATACTACGGATGGGACGACGACCAAATGTGGATTGAGAAGCCAGATGATGCTTTCCGTGAGAAGTACGGCCTGTTGCAGTTCTTCGAATCTGTTCCGTCACTCGATGAGGCTGAGACCACCGCTCTACCGAACGCTCTCACCCAACGTGCGTTCAATCAGCGTGAGCTACGTAAGAAGCCCTACGAGTACATCACAGGCGGTGACCTGAATCAAGACGCACCGTTCACATTCGATGAACTGGTTCCTGGTAACTACTTCCGTGTGGACATGAATCAGACGTGTCGCACGGTTCAAGGCAGCTACCTGCTAACTGGATTGAACGTGAGCTACTCTGGGCAACAAGAAACCATCAGCGTGGATCTCGTACCACCGGGTTCGGAGTCACTGAAGGGATGAGCGGACGCACACTAGATAAGGGACTGATCACTCTGATCAGAGAACTCATGGCCAGAGTCTCTCGACTTGAAGGCCAAGATAGTGCTGTTCGTCGCAATGACATCCGGCTAGGTCGTGTGGTACTGGACACGGACTCTCAGTACATGCGTGTTGGAGTGCGGAACATCAAGACTGGTGAGAAGAAGATGTTAGGTGACCCCGCCGATGTCACGTTCTCCTACTCAGGTCTTCTTGCCGTGGATGGCACGTTCTCACCTCCATACGTCACGCCGCAAATCACGGTTGCCAAAGAGATCATCCTTGCGCTTAACACTGAATCCACAGATGACACAGTCGTTGACATCTATTTCGATGATGAGTACAAACTGACCATCACACTCCCCGCTGGTGAAACAATCTCAACTGATGGTGTGAACGTTCCCATCTCCAAGAACATGCGAATTTACACGTCACTTGTCTCAATTGGAACTGGATCTCCACGTGATCTCTCTGTACTCATTAGGTTCGGGACTGCCAGCGGTGGCACGGTGGACGACGGGTCTATCTGATGCCACTGGCAACATTTCTTCCTACAGGTTCAACGGACACCTTTACCGTTCCTGCCGGTGTGACCAGCATTCAGGTTGACATGTACGGTGGCAATGGAGGTCCACCGTGGGCAAACGTAACTCCAACCGGAACCATCAAATCAATTGAGGCAGGCACAGGCGCTCGACTTGTAGCCACAATCCCTGTAATTCCACTTGAAGTTCTCACAATTCAAGTTGGATTGGCTGGTCGTTTCGGTGCCATCGTAGGTGTCAATGGCGACAGAATCGGTGGAACAGGAGCGGGACCCCTTATTACCGGACTCGGTGGCTATCCAGACGGTGGTAACGGTGGAAGAACTGATGCGACTGGGGCTTTCTATGCTGGCGGCGGCGGTGGATCTACTCGGCTATGGAGAGGTGGCGTCGGTGGGACACTGCTGGCCATCGCTGCCGGTGCGGGTGGAATTGGATTTGTTGATGGAACGTCTGAACTCGTTTCAGTCATTCTTTCTAGGACAGGTGATGGAGGCCGTCCTTCTCCCGGCCAGGATGGTCGAGATAAGGACATTAGCGGTATTGGTCTCGTACACCCAGGTCTGGGTGCGACATCGGTTGCAGGTGGAACGGCGGGTCTGGGTGCGTTTAATGGTGGATCTCTTTCTGGCGGAAATGGTGCAATCAACACTCTCGGCACATTCAGTGGAGGCGGCGGTGGTGGAGGTCTCTTCGGTGGAGGTGGAGGCGGTCGAGAATCCGTTTCAATTCTCAGAATGGGTAGTCAAGGAGGTGGTGGATCCAGTTTCGTGATCGCCGGTGCCACGTCCGTTTCCTACAGTCAGAATCCAAATACTGCCACGAGTAGTAGCAGTGAATCGTCCTATCAAACACAGTCTGGTGGTCTGCTGACCATCGACTACGCACCGCCAAGTAACACAGGATGGTCTCTCGGCCTAGTTAAGATGATGGGCTAGACTACCAGATATGGCATGCAGAGGTTGTAGCGCAGGGGACGGTTGCTCTTGCTCCGTAGTGGGAACATCACCCGTCACAGTCACGGGTTCGGGCACCCCTATTACCGACCCATACCACATCGCATTCGATGGAGCAGCTTGGATCGGTGGCCTCACCCTAAACACGGACGCATGCGATGCCCTGAGCACGCCACAGATCGCTGTTCGTCTTGGATCGGGTGCCATTGTCAAGCGTGCCCTTCCATGCGTCACAACCGGTGACAGAGGTGGGCCTGGTGGTAGCTCGTTCAAGTTCACATTTAGTGGAACAACGACTGATGCTGATCCTGGAAATGGGTTCGTGCGATTCAACAACGTCACGATGGCTTCGGTCACTTCCATCTTTGTTGACACACAGGATACACTCGGAACTGATGTCACTGCCTGGCTTGATTCTCTCACTGCCAATGGTCGAGTTCGCTGTTACCTAGCTTCTAGTCCGACTGTTTGGATTGATTTCAAACTGACAAGCGTGACATCGGCAACGGGGTACCGCAAGCTGGTTGTCACATATGTCTCCAACAATGGGGTGTTCACAAACGGAGTCGGTGACTTCGTTCTCAGCTTTGCTGCCGCTGGTCCTACAGGACCGACTGGACCAACGGGACCTACGGGTGCAGCTTCTACCGTCACAGGACCGACCGGTGCCACGGGTCCAACCGGCCCTTCAGTCACGGGTCCGACAGGACCTACAGGTCCAACTGGCGCTGCTGGTGTCCTATCCCCTCAGACCATCTCTACACATTCCGGTTCTTACACCCTGGTACTCGGTGACGCCGAAACATTGATTTCTGTCGGTGCTTCGTCTACAACAGTCACCATCCCACCGAACGCATCGGTCGCATTTCCTGTCGGAACACACATTGACTTCTTCACTACGGGAACGAGCAACATGACGTTTGCCGCTGGTGCGGGTGTGACCATCCAAAGCGAAGCAAGCGCCCTCAACCTCGCAACCCAGTACACTGGCGCATCGATCATCAAGCTTGCCACGAACACGTGGGCCTTGATGGGCAAGCTGTCCTAAGGTAGCCATGCACATCCGGATTGGAATCGCCCAACGTCAAACGGGAACTGGTGTCTATTCACTCAATCCCGCTAGCTATCAAGAGAACTGGACAGCCGGTTCCCTTCCAGCAAACTGGACTGAGACAGGCGCTGCCGGGACGTACGTTAACAGCAGTACAACAGGCGGTGTCCATGTAGCCGCTGGACAAACTGCATGGTCGGCTCACCGTACACTGGTTTCACGCCATTTCCAGGCTATCGGGTACGTCATTGGGTACCATGTCTCTGGGACAACCTCGACTAGTAGTAGCGATCACGCTGTCGTAGTTTCTGAGCCGAGCACCTTGGCGGGACCGGCGTCCATCGCCTTGGATGACGGTAATGCTGCCATCTTCAGTAGTCAATTCAACTGGACTACCAGTCATGGCGGTTGGGCTGATGAAATGGATGTCCTCTATCCAAATCCGGGATTTGTCATCGAAGCAGTCACAATTGACAGCACAGGAAATGGCGTGCACTACATCTTGACCAGCGACGGTCACATCTCCAAGTCAGCATTCACACTATCGACAGCTTTCCACGGAAACTTAGATTCAATCACATCCATTGATGTTTCGCTAGCTTACAACGCTGGAACACGTTCGGACTTCAAGTTGGCTCGTACCTATTTCAGTCTGGATGAGAACCTCACAGAGGCAAATGTCAAGACTATTGCCACAGGATGGGGATGGACATTCTCGGCGTTCACACCAGGATCCCTTGTGGCCACGAACACAGACTGGGCAACAGGATCGGCACCTACGGGTTGGACCAACTCGACTACCATTGACTCTTCGTTCACTGGAACAGCAACCAACTCGGCTTCAGGCACGTACCCAGCATCGACTGCCGCTGACGTGCTGTACTACAAGAACACCTTCACTGACTACGTTCAGGATTTCACACTCATGATGAGGGTGGACATCTTGGCGAACACCGACTTCTCCCATACGCTTCAGATGGGAAGAGGAAGCGAATCTGTCGCTCAACTCTCGATGTTCTATTCCGGAGGTCTGACTCTTGAGGCCACCTTCGGATCTCAGTTCAACGACTTCACACCGGTCTCTACCACAGGTCCGCTGATCTTAGCTCTAACAAAGACCGCAGCGGGGGCCATCAAGATGTACTTGTTGGAGAACAGCCATGCAACACAGGTCGTCAGCCTCTCCACCACGTTCACAAACCTTCTGTGCATGGGAGAGTCGTGGGTGACTCTCAGCACAACCACAGGAACGCCAAGCAACCACAAGCTGACCGACACCTACGTCAAATACAATGACGCCCTCACCCAGTCGGCCATCGAGACGATCGCCACGGGTTGGGGCTGGGTGTAAACTGATCACCATGAAGAACTTCATCCAGTTTGAGCCAGTCCGTACCCTGTCCGCAGCGCTCGCATTCGGCTCTGCCCTCATCGTAGGTGCCGCATACAAGTCGCACTGGTCCGGTGAGGCTGTAGGTTTGATTCAAGGTGGCTGGTCAGCTTTCGTGGCCGTTGTAGCTACCTTCTTCACTCGCAACCAGGTCGTTCCAGTGGCCAACCTGAGCCAGACGATTCAGGACAACCTCCACAACGCCATCGTGGATCTCGGCAACGCTACCGGCGCACCGGCCAACGTTCAGAACGTCGTGCAGGGCGTCGTGGACAAGATCCAGCAGCAACTCTGATCGAGCAAACGAAAGAGCCGCCCACTTCCGAGGAAGTAGGGCGGCTCTCTCATTTATTTCCTTAGCGCAACCCAGGAGGGAGGTTGACGCCGGAAGACTGTGCACCACCCGGAAGAGGTGGGGTTGCCGCAGGCTTCGGCGGCTCAGGTGTCTGTGGCTCCGGATCCTTCGGGATCTGGATGTCCGGACGAAGGTTGGCAGTCGTTGCTCCCCGACCCTTCGGCGGTGCCACGTTGGTCTTGAGAACCTGACCACGATCGGCGTTGACGTATCGAACACCGTTGCGGTCGTTGGCCTCGCCCCACTTGTTGACTGCCACGACGACCGTGCGGTCTTCGAAGTCAGCAACGAAAGCATTCCAGTCACTCGACTTGGTCAGATCGGCACGGAGCGCACCGAACAACTTGGCCAACTGTTCCGACTGCCATGTCTGGGTCGGCTTCGGATCGACGTACTGCTGAAGCATGGTACCGGCGTACTCGCTTGGCTCGGTGATCTCGTACGTGAGTACGATCTGTGGCTTGCCCTGCTTGCTCGGCTTGTACTCGGCCTTGGTCACCGTGGCACGGTACTCAAGGGTGACGGGAAGATCGACATCCCAGTTACCACCCGGAGCCTGACCACTCGCTCCCTGATCATACTCCTTTCCAAAGTCCTTCTGTAGGGACTTGAGAAGGTCTTCCAGTGAATCACTCATGTGTTCTCTCTACCTCTTTGGTTGTGTGATGAGACTCTAATTCAGGAACCGAATTCCTGCTCCAAGATGTCCAGCCAATCGCTGAAATCTGGCTTGTTGACCACGGCACCGTACGTCTCTTCCAGAGCACCTGTACGATCCTTGGCGATGATCTTGTTGTGAGGGACGATGAGCATGTTGCGCTCCACCTTCCCGGCGTCCGTCTCGGATGCCGTTGTGTACAGGTAACCGACCACGTCCACGAACGCTGGGAGAGTCAACTCAATTGCTCCCTTCAGGAAGGGGCGAGTCTCACCATCACGGAGGTGTGCGAGGCACAGCATGACCACCGAGACAGGGTTCGTCGGATGGAACGTCAGGTCTCGGAACTTGCGAACGATATCTTCGAAGTTACGACCGATGGTTCCCCAGTCCTGAAGTGTCGGCTGATCAGTACCGGCGACATCATCCACGAGACGCTTCTGCGCTTCGGTGAGCGAATCGAGTACGACCGACTTGAACGGGTGCTTACCAGATGCAAGCCACTGGTAAGCGGCGTACAACGTCTTCCAGTCCGTGACTTGAACGAAACAGGCATCCCATGTTCCGTCAGCCTCGGGCGGTGCGCCATCAGTGAGTGGATTCCACTTCTTGTGCTTGCGGTTAGCCTTGATGAATCGACTTCCGCCTTCTGCGTCGAGAATCAATCTCGGTGGTGGAGTGGTTCCACCGAAGTGGGACTTACCGGCTCCGGACTCACCGAAGATCACTGATGCAAGTGTCTGTGTCAACCTTCTTCCTCTTGGGTCGTGAACGCTTCTCGGCGCTCTTCTTGTTCGGCTTCCAACTTAGCAGCCATTCTCTGTTCTGGCGTGGTGAAGTACACGTTCACCAGATAGTCAACGTCGTTGTGTGTGATGTCGTTCATGGCACCGCAAACGGAGAAGTACGGACACTTCCACGTGCAGTCTCCCGATGGCGATGGGTATGCCACTTTGATGTGTGACTCACCGTCGTTCAGCCGTGCTTCAGTTCGAAGAATCTCTTCCATCTGACCCTGCAACTGCAAGTAGAACTGCTGCAACTGCGCCATGTTGATGGCCAGTTCGTAGCGCTGATAGAACGGTGGCTTCGCACGGGCGGTTTGCTTGTTCCGTTTGAGCATGTTCCACACAACCCTGAACCCTCGATCAGGATTCGGATCATTGATCTTGGCAAGGACGGCGTACATCGGCCCCTGCTCCACAAGGTGCAGAGTCTTGAGCATCCCATCGATGGAATTCGTGACCTTCGTGTCCATCACGAACAGGTCACCCGACATCTCGTGCTCGCCACCTAGATCGATTACGCCCATGATTTCTGTTCCCGGTACTGGGCCAGGTGCACGGAGTTCGACTTCAGAGTGATTGAACTTGTAACCGATGTCTGCTCCGGTTTCGTGGAGCCACTCCACGTACCCATCCACGATGATCTTCGTCGTGTCGTGGATTTCCCGAACGGTGTCCTGTTCGTCGGCCGGTACCTTCAACAGATCTTCGTCTCGTGCGGCGCTCAAGAACGCATACATCACGTCCTTGGACAGATCGTTGTTGAGACCACCAGACACGTAGAAGTGGTGTAGTGCTGCGTGCGTCAAGATGCCGGTGTCACGTGCCAGTGCACGAGGCTCACGGCGTCGGCGCAACTTCAAGTAGTACTGCAAGTACCACTTGCGCTTGCAGTCCTTGTAGGTTGCCATCTCCGAATGGGAGAACGAGTAGTTGTCTTCTGTCAGTCGTCCCATCAGTCAGTCACCGTACTACGGGATCCACGAACTAGCCGTTCTTGCGTCACGATGTGGAGGTTGTAGTACGCCTGCAATGCCTTCTCGATCGTCTCTGCGTTGCCACGATCGTCACACTCGGCCAAGAGCCTCATGCTGATATCGGATGCCTTGATTCCGCAATCGGTGAGACTGTCTCTACGGCGACCATCGGCCGCTGCACGGTGAGCGCTGAGCCGTCTCTTCGGATGCATGCTCACGCCGATGTAGAAGGGAACGTTGCTGAACCCTTCATACAGTCCGTAGACGTATGTGATCCTCACCGGTTCCGAATTGATGAGATCAGCCGCAGTCCCCACGAGATCACGGTCAAACAGAAGAGAGCGGCTACGACCCATGAGTGGACCTCAAGGGTAGCAACTGATCCAATCGTGAGGACAATGCTGTATAGGAGTAGGGTCGTGATCGGGGAATCTTGATCCATGTCGTCATTCTACTTGACCTCCATCTCTCAGAATCTCCTGCTGAGCGTCCACCTTTCCACGGTGCATGACAAGAATGTCTTCATCCACGCTTCCCTTTGTGACGTGATCCACATAGACGATCTCGTCGTGAATCTCTGATCCGATTCGATGGTTACGTGCTGGTGCCTGCTGGTCTTGTAGAGATGAGAACGGGCGTTGTACACGATGAGCAACTGGTGCTCGTGTGAGAGTGGTTCCCTCTGATCCAGCGCCGTATGTCACAAGGATGTGATCAACCTTGCCGCTCTGGAAATCATCGACCGCCTTCTTGCGATCCTGCCCGGTCACGTCACCATGAATAGACACAAATGGGACACCATCATGTCGGAGTCTTTCTTCGAACATGTGCAGAAGGTCACGGTGAACGAACCAGTAGATGGCTGGCTTTCCGGCGTAGTCGATCATGGCGTCCTGGACACTGTCCAACTTCCACGACGGCTCCACCATCTTCACCTTGTCGTTCTCATCGATCTTGACCGCCGATGACGCCATCATGTGCAGGCGTCCGGTCTTGACCATGTGATTCGCTGCGAACAACGTTTCAAACGAACCGTCACTATCCAGTTCGGCCATGAGTTGCTTCTTCATGTCTCGGTATGCCTTCGTGGACTTGGCGTCCATTGTGGTGTACCGAATGTCGTACGCCTGCGGTGGGAGCGAAGCGTCCTTGAGAACTCGACGCCAGTGCCACTCTGTCAGTTCACGGAACTCATCGGCCGTCTCTGGTCGAAGACCGAGAATGTCGATGCCCCCAAAGTACTGAGGTGCTGTCTCGACCCACTGGTCGATGAACTTCGTCTTGCTTGGCCACTCAACGGGATCGATAAAGTGCAAGAGTGCCCAGAAGTCGATCACGTCGGATTCAATCGGCGTTCCTGTGAGACCCCACACGTACTTTGCCTTGTCCCTCACAGCCCAACAGGCACGGGTCTGGACGGCTGTCGGATCCTTGATGCGGTGACACTCGTCGGCCACGACCGTGGCCCACTGCGTCTGCTGTAGTTCCTTGCGAGTCTTCTGCTCGTCAGTCAACTTAATGGTCCCGAATCCCTCGACCCGACTGTGCTTGGACACGAGGTGGTACGAGATAATCAGAACCTGTGCGGAACCCTCATCGAATACGTCAAACTGCTTTCGGCGTTCGGCTGCGCCACCGTCCACCACGACTGACTCGATGCCAAACTTTGCCAACTCGTCCTGCCATGTGTAGACCACACCCTTCGGTGAAACGATGATCGCCGGTAGCGTGTCTGGATACAGACTCAAGGTGAGCGCCGTCTGTGTCATCTTTCCAGTTCCCTGCTCATCGAAGAGCATGGCACGTCGTGCGGTGGCAAGATAGATCGCACCGGCCACCTGATACGCCTTCGGCAGGATGCCCGCAGGAAGCATCTTGGACACCGCTTCCACCCACTCTGGCTTCGCCCCAGAGACCCGCAACTGGGTCGCTGGCTCTACGGTTCCACTCCAAATAGAATTGGCCCACTCAGCCGCTTCTGGCGACCAATCCAGGCCGTCTGGGAACGATCGAACGGCCACCTTGAGCGCTGCCCAGGACCTTGGAAGGGTCCAGTAGTCAGCACCTCGGCCCACGAACCGTGACCCAGGAATGGCGGCAATCCGCTCCTTGTGGATGAACGTAGCGCCCGAGATCCGGAATCGGTTCTCATCGGTATCCAACGAAATTGTCAGTTTGGGTGATGTCATGAAATCAAGGTTGCTCATTTCGGTAGGAACAGCGATCCTGAAAGGATTCGGCTCCTGACTAGGTAGTGTGCGAGGTGGCGAGCAGCGTCATTTGCGTGACCCTGTCCCGCCTTGAACATGCCAGCACGCTTCAGTGCTGCGTCAGGGAATGGACCCATCACATCGGACGGATTCGTGAAGCCTATCGGGAATCCGTGCAACCATGACTTGTACCGGAGATATCCAATTAGATATACCGAGTCGTAGACAACTGTCTTCTTGACGGTGGCTGCATTGATGGTGAACTTCTCGATCTGACAGTGCCCGATGGTGTCGGCCTGCTCATCAATCCAACCATAGAACTCATGTTCGGTGAACTGGTATGACTGGAACGGACCATCAAAGTACTCTGGTACCCACCTTGCTACACCGGTCGTGACGCCTGGGTCGATGGCGATGATCATTCGTCGTCATCCTCGTCATCGAAGAAGATGGATTCCTCCATCTCTTCGCTTTCGTCAATCATGCGTTCCAACCACTCGTAACAAGGGTCGGCGCAGATCTTGCCGTTCGGCATTTCGACCGTGTCGGCGTCATCCACCTGACGACCACACAACGCACAGGACAGAGTCTTACTCATCCCGGTGTATTGGCCCGTGCTTCACGAGACTCGTAGTCTCGACGGTCACGCTCAAGCGATGCCTGTCGATCAGCCTCAATCTGGTCTCGACACTGTTTCCAAACGTTAGCGGCAACCAAAGTAGGCAACGCAAGCATCACGGCCAACGCCATCTGTGCAGCCTCTTCCTCTTCCAACTGGAATGCCGGAATGTTGTTGCCTGGATCAATTCGGTAGACCTGTCTCGTGGCTGGTCGGCTCGTCACTTTCACTTTGCATCACCCCAGCGCACTGCGCCCTTACCTGTTGCGGACACGATCGGGACGCTGAGAATGCTGTGATCCTCCATCGCCTCGGTGACCATCGCTGTGTACTCCATTTCGAATTCCTCCGGGATCTCCGCTACCACTTCGTCGTGAATCACGGCGACAAGATACTGTGTAAGACCCATTGCATCCAGCACGGCCAGACGCTTCTTCAGGATGATACACGCTGCCGACTGGATGAGCCAGTTCGTGAATGCGTAGTATCGATCGTCGGTCTCGACCATCGCTAGCACTCGACCATCAAGACCACGAACGAACGCCTGATCGTAGTTGTCCAGATTGTCCTTGGCCATCTTGATGGTGCGCTTCTGAAATCCCTGAATGCCAGGAAACGCTGTGTACAGACCCTTCTGCGAACGCTCACCTTCCTCCAACGAAATGCCAGCGGTGACAGCGATCTTGCGTGCACCGCCGCCGAACAACGTACAGAACAAGGTGTTCTTGGCGACCTGTCGTCGTGGGTCATCCTTGCTCGGCATCGCAGTCAACTGGTAGATCTCCTTGGCAGTGTAGGCGTGCAAGTCGATACCATCCTTGAACGCCTGAATCATGCCGCCCTCTTGAGCGTAGTCGGCAAACACACGGGCCTCTACGTTGCTGAAGTCCGTCGAGATCAGGATGTGACCATCGGGTGCCACGAACGAGTTGCGTACCTCTGGACTTGTACCGGGTCGAGGCACGGTCAGGATGGCCGGTGAGTCTGCACTCATTCGACCGGTGCGTGCAACGACTGGTCGATAGAATGGATGGATCCTGCCATCGCTACGTTGGTACGCCAGGAAGTTGTCGTAGTACGTGCTTGCATACTTCGTACCCGCTCTGTGTTCCTTCACCAGGTTCACGAGTGGATGGTCGTTCGTAGCGGCGATGAGATCGAACGTGTCTCGGTCCATCTTCCACTGGCCGCTCGGTGTCTTCTCGGTCAACTCGATGCCAGCGTTCAGGAACGCCAATGCAATCTGCGGCGTCGAGTTGATGTTCGTGATGCCGTACTCGGACACGATGTTCTCGATCTCGGCATTACGGTTCCGCAATCTGTCACGGTAGAACATGGCGTGCTCGGCGTCCAGCAACATGCCCTTGCGTTCGATGGAGAACAGCCCAGGTGTCGCTGCACGCTCCACCTCGTAGGCATCGAGACATCCAGAGTTCTTAGCCTTCTCCATGAGGATGTAGAACAGGTGAACGGTGAGGATCGTGTCCAAGACACCGTAGACCCAGTACGACGGAAGATTGACTGGGACAGTACCCCACGTCCAACCTCCCTTCTTCATGTCATCCTTGAGCGCCTTCTGACCCACCTTTGCTCCGGGCCACACGTACGCTTCGGACAAATCCTTCAGCGCCTTGCTACCGCCCGAATTGAGTACAGCAGCCAGGAGCATCGTGTCATGGGCAAAGCGCCATTCCTTAGGGAGCCACCCCGTCTGTCGCTCGATGAAGTGCAAGTCGAACTTGAAGTTGTGTCCGACGAAGAACTTGTCACGGTCGGACAGGATTCGCAGCGCCTCCGATGAAAGCGCTCGGAAGTCTTCGAATGGTACAGCCCATCCTTCAGTCAGTGTGCCAAACTGAATGAGACGCAACTTGCCATCGAACCAGTCGAGTCCATCGGTCTCCACATCAAGTGCAATCAAAGGATCGGGCACCGTTCGGCACCAGTCAATAAGTTGATGCGCCTGATCGCTATTCGTGACCAAGGTGATTTGAACCTTGGAGGGATCGAAGGTCATGAATCCTTGGACTTGCTGGGCTTGCGCCGGTCGGGCACAAGACGTTCAGGCATGATCGATCGGAACCCACGGTTACCATTCGGATTCGTGTCTCCACCGTAGAGCAGTACGCTTCCGTCCTTGCCGGTCTCGGCTCGCTTCACGACGTACGTACCACGCTCGCCCTTGATCATCACACGGTCGCCCACGGTCAGGTTTCTCACTCGTCATCATCCTCCCAGTTGCGTCCGAACCATTTCTTCCAGAGCACCATGCAGGCGTCTTCGACCCATTGCTCGCTGAATTTTGCCTCGATCATGTACTTGCGAAACGTCACAAGGATGAAAGCGATCTTCAACATCGACACCGACATCTCTTCCAAATCCACAGCGTGCTGCGCTGCATTCAGAATGTTAGTCAGGTCAGCGAACAGTGGTTCTTCGGCATCACTCATGGATAGTACTCGTTGTCGGTGCCAGCCTCAAGGTAACCGGGGAACACAGCGTAGGGCATCAGGCCCAACTTGATGCACACCTCGTCGGCTTCGAAATCTCCGAGACCGTTTAGACGCCAGTGTTCAATCTGTTCCTCAGAGAACCATGCCTTGACATAATCCTCACCAGCCTTGCGTTGAAGCCATCGGTAAGGCCACGTGAGGGTCTCAGGGATGTCGATGCCATGAGGACCACGAGTGCAAGCAACGCAGCGGCACCCGACATTTCGGTAGCGGCTACGAGTGCCATGAGGCGGGTACTCCCTTATTTCATTGCTCACATTCTCACCTTTACGAGCGCTTGCCCGTCGTAGTAGCAGATCTTCCGGACACATTCGCAGGACACGATGTGAATCATGCAATCGTCACAAGGCCACGATGCTACCACCGTGCCAGCCAGATTCAAACGTGCAACGTACAACGTACAGTTCGACTGGGCTAGAACCCCTGTGAGAACCTGGCGCTCAGCGTGCCAGGTAGCTGCGCCGTAGGGGACGTTGGCACCATCATTGCGGAGCCGGTTGAATCCTGAGTTGAGTGTCTTTCGACCTCTCGTCAGGATCGCTCCGACCCGCACTCTTTGATGCTCACCGAGTCGTGCGAGTTCGGACGCACGTCGAAACAATTCGATGTCGTGGTCCGAGACTCGTACGCCCCTACGCATTGATTCCTACAGCAGACCGATGAGATAGGTCCGCAGTTCCAGAGCCGACTTGCCCTTCCAGGCACCGACCAGACCCTTCTGGCTTGCCTCACGACGGAGTTCGATGATGCCGAGTTCGTGAATGCGAGTCACCTCGTCAGCCTTGTCCGTGTCCGGAGTGACTTCCTCGTCGGCATCCTCGTCGGTGTAGTCGGCGTAGTAATCGTAGTCATCGTCGTCGTACGAGTCGTCATCGTCATCGTCATCCTCGACATCCGAACCATCGGACGACACGAGGCTTCCCCAGACCTTCTGCATCGGATCGAAGTCCACCTGCTGAAGAACCTCGTACTGCCACGCACGACCCTTCGTGTTCTGGTAGTCGCTCGGAATCGACACGACATCGGCCGGATTGATCTTGAGCAGAACGACGACCCTGTGTGCCCCACCGTAGCCGAAACTCGGCAGGTAGTCCTTGGAGCAGAAGTGGAGACCACTGCTGCACACGTTGTCACGGACCGGATCCACCGCATGGCGAGGCATCGAGACGACCTTGCCAGGCGTGTTGTCAGTACGACCATCGTGGATCGACGTGAAGTCAGTGTTGACCAACTTGTACGCCAGGAAGTGACCGTCCTCGGTGATCGGCAGATTGGCCGACTCCAACCAGAGATACAGTTCCTCACGAGCGTGGTCGGCGGGGTTGCGGAACAGGTTCTCCATGAACCTGACCATCGGCATGATGTCGAACCCATCGGCCAGCATGGCGAGGATGCGATCGACCAGGACACCGTTCACCGGCTGACCGTCGTAACGGATCTCGGTGCGGGTAACACTGACCTTGCCAGCGGGCAGGTAATCCGGGCTGGCCTCGACTGCTGCGGCGACCGACGCACGAATGGCCTCGGCCGGGGTGACCAGACGGATGAGCAGGTCAGTGTCCGGATCCGCCTTGCGGAGTTCGTCCTTCACTGCTTCGAAGTTCGGCATGCTGGCCGACGCCTGGTACGGCTTGCCATCGATGTAGAACGTCACCGTGTGGCTGGAAATGATTGCGGGTAGGGTCATGATCTTCTCCTTGTGTCTCAGGCCAGTGCCTGCATTGCGTTGATGTACTCTTCGAAGTGCTTCCGGTCTGTGGTCTTGAAGCACAGCGGGAACTTGGCCCGCAGTTCGTTGATCTCAGCCGTGATCTTAGCGTGGATCGGCAACTTCTGCAAGTCCACGTTCAACATGTTTGCCAGCGACCGGATCTCGTAGACGTTGGCGGGCTTGTCAATCTTCGGGAAGAACTTGTCACGGATCACCTTCGACGCTGCGTTGTACTGGTCAAGGTGAGTGTCGAGCACGTCAGCCGCTGCCACCATTTCCAGCGCACGCTTCTGCTTCTTGAGTTCGGCCTGCTGCTTCTTCTGGATCACCAGGTCGAGGCGACGGGACTCGGGGAGTTCACCACGCTTCTGCATGGCCTCCTGCTGCTTCTCGTTCACGAAGAACGTGTTCACCCAATCGAGACGCATGTTGACCGTGCGAGCCGCCATCACCATGCCGCTGGGCCACGTGCCCACGAAACGATCCTCCGACACACCGTAGATCGAACGGACTCGACCATCGCTGCGAGGCATCCAGTACTGGCCCTGGGGGAGCGTACGACGCACGCTCGGTGCACGGTTCGTCTTTTCGGGCGGGTTCGTCTTCTCGGGCGGGCAGTCGGGAAGGGTGCTGGCAACCACGAACTTGTCGTCGGTGAGTTCCAGGTACTTCTTGATGCGAGCGATCGCCTTGCGCCGCTCCTTCGGCTCCACGTCGAGAACATAGGTCCAGTAGTGGCCTTCACCAGCGTTGCGGATCCGCTTGAACCGACGAACCACCTTCGTCTCGCTGTCGTTCACGATGATCCGAACGTGCTGAATGTTCTGGTACTCAAAGCCATCCACGTAGCGGTCACGCTGATTGCTTCCACGACGGCTGCGCTGCTGCTGAGCCTTGCCGAAGTGCATCGCCTGCTCCAAGAGCGCACCCGGTTCCATGTCGCTCGTGGTCGTCCAGTTGTCGTCGTGGAGCGAGACCTTGACCGACCCCTTGATGTTGTCGAACACACCGTTGTAGGTGGCGAAGACCTTGGCCTTCTCGATGCGAGTCTGTGCGGCGTCGATGAGCGCCTGCACCTGACCACGCAGGTCCTCCGATGCCTCACGCAAGATGCTGCGAACGGCGTCGATGGTCTCACGGTCGTACGAGATCGCCTCACGGCTGGCCGTGACATCGGCGGTGCCGATCGGGATGTCCACGACCGAGATCCAACCGTATCCAAGGTGGGGGAACGGGTACTGATCGTTCGGGTAGACCGCCGTGCCCTGACGGATGAAGTGTCGGCCCGAGATGCCGTCACCGAATGCACCGGCTGCGTAGATCGCCCAGTTCTCACCGTGCAGGCGAGCGACCGGCATGGCGATCTGCATTCCCTCCACGATCGGACGAACCTTGTAACCCATCGCCACGAACTGCATCTCTCGCTGGAAGCGAATGATGTCCTGACGCTCGGCCGGGAACGAAACCTCAAGGCCACGAGGCTCGTTGTTCGGCTCGTTGCCGACGTGAGTGATCGAGGGGACACCGTCACGCTCAAGGTAGGCGAGGTACATACGCTTCTCAGCACCATCCCACACCGTGACCTGGAACGAGTCCGTGTAGGCGAAGGGCGACTTGGAACCGAGACCCAACTGACCAGTCTGCTCGTTCGTCTCTTCCTTCGTGGATTCGAAGATCGTGGTGTAGAGGTGCATCACCTGATCATGCGTCAGGCCGGTACCAAAGTCACGGACCCGGAAGACCGGATCGAGATGCGTCGGGATGTCCACCTTGAACGGTGCCTCGTTGCCAGCGGCGACATGGCTGTCAGCGGCGTTGGAGCAGAGTTCCCGGATGACGGCTCGCACCTTGTTGGAGTAGAGACCGTCGATGAGCGTACGGAACGCCTTGCCGTTCGGCTTGATGGTGAAGTACGCCTTCTCGCCGGTCAGACCGGTGGCTTCAGCGCCCTCACGCACGTTCTTCGGAATCATTGGGTTTGCTTTCCTCTCAGGGGTAGGACTTCAGTATGCGCCGTTTGGGCTTGGAAGTCAATTCAAGAAATCGTTAAGGCCGACGACCCTGGCGCTTGGCCAGCATCTCGATGGCCTTCTGCGGGAGTACGGCGTGCACGTCGGTGGGGTTGCCACGACCGTCCTGCTTCGTGAGGTGATACTGGTCGCAGTCCGGACACCGGTACGCACGCTTGGCGAAACACGGATCGGCCAGCGAACCATCCATCCATCGGCGGATCAGCCGATCGAGCGCCTCTTTGGCGTCGGCTGCGGTGCGGTACTGACGCTTGCCCGATCGGCAGTTCATCTCAGGTACAACCTCACTGTCTCGTCGTCAATCAATTCCACGGCTGCGATCACCTTGCCGTTTGCAAACTTCGGCCTACGATCTTTGCGAAGGATCTTAGCTACACCGAGCTTCAAATCCACCACGAGGTGCGCCATCGTCATGGCCTTCGGCATCTCGACGGACGCCATCAGGTTGCACTCAACAGGTTCATGACCTTGGCGACCGCACGATCCCACGGCACACCGAACTCACTCTGAAGACAGAACACCGTCCACAGAGATTCGAACGCCGGATCACTTGCGCTCCGGATCCGATCCCGTGCGCTCGACAGGTTGCCATTCATGATGTCGTTTGCGGCGTCCATCAGGTTGGAATCTGCTTGATGAACGTCTCGTTGGCGGTGTCGAGACGGCGCAGAAGGCTGCACATCAATTCCTCGACAGCCTCGGCGTCACGGATAAGCGGGTGGTCACACAAAGCCAAACCGGCCTCGACCATGCGAACCGCATCGACAGCCACGTCGAGCATGAGGTACATGTCGCTCACCGTATTCGGCGGGTTCTCTTCGTCCCAAACTGCCTGAACCATCATCAGTACCTCTCATCCATCGGGTAGTGGCCGGGGCCAGCGCACAGGTTAGCGGACAGACCGTGCTCGCACAACGCCATCTCGGCTTCGGTCGGGGGAGGTGGCGTCCAACCTTGAGCCACCAGGCGAT